CCCACCTTGACAGGTAGACCAACATCCCCACCGTCTCTCTTTAATATCATCTTGAATTGATATTCCGTGAGTACCGTGACTCACAAATGACACAATACCTAGTACTGAATCTTTATATCCTCAGTGAGGCGTAAGCCGAACGGGTGATTGGATATTCTTTATTCTACTACTTTTAATTCAAAAGGTAGGGGATTAAGGAGACTGAATCTTGATCATCGGTATGTCCCCGTGATTGGACATCTGAATGATACTGGATTCATTCTGTCTATTAAATTCAAAGAAAGAACTGATGAGATCAATGAGTAGAACTCATCGTAAGAGACCCTACGGCTATCCGCATCGTTCTCCCAAGACCTTCAATGAACTCAAACAAGTACGTGTCAGTAATGATTACTACGATTCCGAATATCGGGTAAGTACTCGTAATCGTTATATCCCAACAGCCTGGGATGACCTTCTAGCCAGCAGCTATCTTCAAACCGATTTCAAAGTATGACCCACACCGTATCCCTTGTCCACATCACTCCTGACTCTGAAGAACTGATTAGTTACATGGCCAGGGTATCTAATCCCTCCAATCAAACCAACACTGAGACCAGTGCTAAACTAATTAAGTACCTTATTGCCCATAACCATTGGTCACCGTTTGAAATGGTGAACATGTGTGTGGAGATTAATACGACTCGGTCTATTGCTGCACAGATCCTTCGCCATAGGAGCTTCTCCTTTCAGGAGTTCAGTCAACGGTATGCTGATGTCACTACTATTGGTACTCCCGTTATTCCTTCCCTGAGGCGTCAGGATACTAAGAACCGGCAGAATAGTATTGATGACCTGAATACTGAAAAGAAGGAGATCTTCTATCGTCGTATTGGGCAACTGTTTGCTGAGTCAGAAGACCTGTATCGGGAGATGGTGAGTTGTGGTGTGGCTAAAGAGTGTGCTCGGGATGTGTTGCCTATGTCGTCTCCTTCTCGGTTGTATATGAATGGGACGATTCGGTCTTGGTTGCATTATTGTGATCTGAGGACTGGTAATGGGACACAGCGGGAGCATGCGGTGATTGCTGGTCAGGTTCAGGACATTCTCTATTCGCAAATACCGAATGTGTGTAATGCGATGTGGGATAAAGACTGATTAGAGGTGTCTAGAAGGGTCTAGAAGGTGGGTGTATGTTGTCTTAGGTGTCTTTGCATACCTTGACTAATTGACAGCCCTTCTAGGTCATTCTGGAGGGGCTGATAGATTTCCGACATAATTTTGTGAAGGGATTCGCTATAGCGGGGACGCCTAAATACCCCCCAAGCCCCCTAAGTTGCTGCCAGTAAGGTATATCAACCTGTCTCTAGATCAGTGTTCTAGCGGCAAATCGGCCAAATAGTGGTACAAACGTACCGTTCATGGAACTTAACAATTGCTGAGATCCATTGCTATGACTGGGTTCTTGGCCCTAGAAGTGCTGCCATCTGTGGGCCAAGGGTTGCCGATGTGGAACCCATGCCTTACCTTTGGTTCAGGTCACGAGATCAACCGCTCTCGCCGAACTTACTGAGCTTCGTTCTGCCCTTGCCATTCTCCAGGCTGACGGCCGCGAATACGGCGCAAGCGTTCTCACTGACGCGATCGACAAACTCGAGGCCAAACTCGGTGTGAACCAAGTTCGCGCCTGATACCCACACGGACGTACCCATGAAACAAACAATTGAAGGCCTCACCCTCTTTTCATTCACCGTTCTTCTCTCATCCCTCACCTTCCTAGGTCTGCTAGGTGTTGAACCTACTCACACTCCACAGCAACAGCAAACCATCGCAACTCACAAACAATGAGTACTCACGAGCTAACTGCCGCTGATTGTAGCTGGGCTGATATTAATTTCGAGTCACCTAAGGAAGCGTTCAGCTTTGCCCATAAGATCGAGCAAAGGATGAAGGATCCAAACCTAAGCCCTGAAGAATTCAAGCGTTTGGATGATGCATTAGACGACCTATTCTCTACGCTGTTTGATTGTATGTTCTGAATGGTTCTACTGATTCCACTTCCTGCCATCATCGCCCTAACCTTTGCCCTTTATCAACTAAACAAAGGATGAACTATTACCTATCCCCAGAAGATGCACCGTGGACAGAAGAATTTAAGGATGCACAAAGAGTGATTAACTCAACCCGCATCATCAGTGATCACCACTCTCGCTACTGGTGTGACGAAAACTCTGAAGAATTCGAGGATGCACTGTTTAATGTCATTTAAGTTTTAGGTTCCACTAAGCCAACCTCTTACCCTTTGCAAGCTCCAACAATGGCCCATTGGTATCACCTTACGAAAAGGTCAAGCAACAAAAAGACAGGACCTATCGCAGTTTCCACCACGTCTAAGGATTCTTGCCCTAGCACTTGTCTACTAAAAGGTAATGGATGCTATGCAGACTCAGGTCCGTTACGATTGCACTGGGATGTTGTAACTGATGGGCCGTGGAGAGAGAAGCCTAGAGGTGTTGATATTGAATCCTTCATTAATGCACTTAAAACACTGCCGGAAGGTAGCTGCTTCAGGCACAATCAGGCTGGCGACCTGCCACACTATAACGGGCTAATTAATGCCCACGCATTAGAACTGATCACGGACGCATGCTCTGAGCGCAAGTTAATCGCTTGGACGTATACTCATCACAGCATCGATAATATGAATAATGTTGTGATGATCAAACGATCAAACAATAAAGGTCTCACGGTCAACGTATCCGCCCACAGCCAGCAGCATGCCGCCGATTGTCACAAACAGGGTTTGCCTGCTGTTTGCATCGTACCCAAAAACGAGACTAGAAAGAATTGGGAGCATGATGGTGTTAAGTTCCTGGTCTGCCCTGCTCAGTGGAGCGAGAAGAACTGCGCAGAGTGTAAGCTATGCTCTGTGGCTGACCGGTCGTGCGTGGTAGCATTCAAGGCGCACGGAACTCAAGCTAAAAAGGTTGAAGCTACGATTGCCTGATCCATGGTACAATCAACGTACAACTAAATACGTGGTAGCTCGCTGACCTTTGCAGCAGCAGCCAGGCTTATAGCCCTGGGGGGATCCGTCCCCTCGGGCTTTTTTTTGTGCCCAAGGATCGGGGGTGGGTTCCGTTACGACACAAGGACGCACCACGACTATGGCCCGCATTAGTACGACTGTACCAACTAAGGTGCTCGACCAACTCGGCAGGCTTGCAGCCCTACAGGGACGCAGCCTGAGCAACCTGACAGCGTATGTGCTGGAGCGGTACGTCGAAGAGCAGCAGCAAAGCACCGTATCTGCTGTGCCAGTCGACAAGGCGGCCTGAGAGGGTTGGTTAAGCGGAACACAGCCGGCACAATACGTGCAACGCCGGCACTGGGACGCACTCACCGGCCAAATACGTAGCCCTGGTCCACCGCTCTGGAGAGTGGATCCCCGCCCAACCGGATTGTGGCGTGTGAAGTAACACCGGCTTTTTTCATTGTTCCCACGACATTCATTGTCGTTCAACGTACAGCGAAGCTGTGCCCGAACCGCTACAACAACGACTTTGTCGTCAATTCTGCATGTTGCAGGCCACACTGGTGGACTGCGAGGGCGACCTGGAAACGATCCAGGAACTTGAAAGGTGCTTCAAACTGAGGTCAGTACGTGGCAAGGAAAGACCCGTTTCCAAATGATTGGGACGAGGTCAATGACACAGACCCTGAGGATTTTGAGACTGGTTCTTATGACGAAGTCTTGGAAGAGCTGATGACTTGGCACCTTCCAGATCCTTATGTGTGTGTCATTCGCTCGTATAACCCAAGGACGCAAACACTCAAAGAGTACGCCTACAAGTATCACTCCAAAGCCCGCAATCGCTTGTTAAAGCTAGCGGATACTGAGGAGGAGGTGACCATTCTCACTCAAGACATCATCGGAACACTCAACTACCTGCCTTGATGAACCATGCATTTTCTTACCACGGATGAATTTTCTGAGTTGCTGGATGGTGGCTCAATGACGGTCTTTCCTGATGGCTATGCATTTTTTGCATACGAGCAGGATTCGTTGGAGCCGACACCGGATGAGCTGGTTCGTATGTACTACACTATGTCGTTCTGTTGTTGAGGCGATGACAATCCTGTATTTACCTGGCTTACACGTTCGTTGGTCTGAAGTAAATCTGCTGCGTTTATGCCGCACCAAGGGTTCCACTCATGTAATTCTTGGTCGGTTAGAGCTAGTATGTGATTGGTTCTAGCCCAGCAGTCATGGATTCCACCTCGGCATTACTTGTTGACCCAAAAGCCAAACGCATTTACGAAGCTATCGAATTGCTGCGGATTCTGGATCGGGAAATGCCGGCTCAGTTGGTCTCCACATTTCTTTACATTGCAGCGTATGAACCAGTGGACACCTTGCAAATCGGCAAGGCCACCGGTTTAGCCAAGAGCAGTGTGAGTCGAAACACTGACTGGTTGTCGAGCCATCATCGGATCAAGACCCGTGTTGGTCTTGGTCTTATCACCAAGGAGGCTAATCCCCTGAATTGGCGTACACGTATCTGCCGGTTGACACCCAAAGGTACTGCACTCATCTACCAAATCAAGGATCAAATCTATGGAGACTCTGACTAAACTCGGTCAGTGTATTGACTACACGTACCGCACCAGGGAGGCATGGATCCAAGAACGGATTCGCATGTCTAAAAAGGACATGTCC